ATTCCCTGTGGACCTTGTGGTCCAGTTGCACCCTGAGGACCAGTTGCTCCAGTATCCCCCTTATTACCTTTGTCCCCCTTTTCTCCTTTGGGACCAGGTACTCCGCCAGCCTCAGCAATAACATTCATCGTGTTTCTGAGATTCTTAATGTCAATGCGGAGTGCTTGTGGGTCAACTTCCCCTAACTTATCTGATAAAGTTGCAATCTTATTAACCATTAGAATCTATCCTGATCGTAGTCTTGGAACATCAGTTCAGCGTCTTTGATTTCAACAGGCTGGTCAAAGGCGTTTCCTGAGAACTTGAGCTGAATATATTTTGCGTTAAACCCCAAATCCTGCCGACTTGTAATCCCACTAACACGCCCTAATCGAGAAGTTCCAAGTACCCAAGTTGAGCCAAGCAAATCTCCACCACCGTTGTGGGTGACGGTTACCGAGGTTCCACCCGTGGCTCCAAAATCCCCAAGAACAGCGCATTGAGAGGTGTAGTTTCCAGCGTTGTTGGCTGTGACCTTTAAACGGCGAATGCGCTTAGTAGTTGCTGGATTTCCCATGTCAAAATGTTTCGTGAACTTCCACCATGCAATAGCGGTCTTTGTTCCGGCCAAGTAATCCGCATTCCCTGAGTTGGTAAGCATTATTCTTCCAGTGTTGTCACCGAAGTAGGTTTTAACTGCACCCTGAGAATCAGCAAAATTGGCGAGGCAGAGAATGTTCATTCCTTGATATAAGAATATTTCATTATTGAAGTAGTCATAGGCGATTACGAAATCATTGACCGTAGAGCCAGACTTAGTAACAGCACACCAATACTGCCTCAACTCTTTGTGGTCTTCGGCACAAGCGATATCAAACCCATCGATGTTCAGCGAAGCCAAAGTCTGCGGAATAGCCTCAGTCAGTCTCTCAGGCTTGAAACCAGCCATCCTGTAAATGTGACCATCTCCAGCCAACCAGAACAAAACTCCTTCAATGTTCTTAATTGTCCTGTTGGAAACGCAACCAATCCCAGAGTCGAGGACATCGAACTGGAAAGGATTAACCGAATCACCCGTGTATTGGCAGAGAGTGATTGAGTTGCGGGTAAAAAGAAATAGATGATCGCCCCGCCTCGCCATTCCAGTGCATCCGTCACTTAAACGCTTGAAGTCAGTGAGCGTCCAAGACTCTGGGTCGAATAAGCCAGACCAATAAACTCGTTCAGGATTTGCAGATGTGTTGGCAATGAAGCAGTAGTTGAAAAACTCTTCGCAGTATTTTCCTTCAGGGGGAGTTACTGTCAGGGCTGAAAAAGTGCTAGACCCATCCCATGTCATCGGAGCGTCATTCTTATCCGTGGTGACAATCAACTTATCCGCAACAACGGCAAAGTCGAATGAAGCATCCTCAGTCCAAGTCACAGATCCCGTAATATCTTCAGGGGCAGATGGAGTTGAGATGTTGACAATCTTTCTGTTGGTTCCATCTGATCCGATTGCGATTTGATATTTGTTTCCATTAAACTTGTGATATTCAAACAACCCACGGATTTCAGTTAAGGTAATGTCTGGCGAGGCATCAAGCGTCACAGGGCCAGTGTAGATGGAATATCCAGACCGCTTAACAATGGAACCAGATTTATTCGTGTGAACATTCATCAGCGGATAAGTTGCGGCATCAAAACGAGCAGATTGATTCTCAGCAATCAAATGCCCCGCTACCTTCTCATTTGCTCCGCCACCAAGATTGGTCAACTTCAACTGTTGAACAGGAATCATTTCCACCAGCTATCTGTGCGGTAATCATCACGGTTGTTTTGAGCGCATAGGCGTTTAAGAGCGGCCTGATATTCAGCCATCTCAACTTCCAAGTTAGGGTCTTGGTTGTGCTTCAGAGCCTTTACAACACCGCCTTTAACGAGAAGATAATGCCACTCGCTTGGCAGGGTCGGCTCATCATCATCATCCGTCAGCGAAGAAGGTGTAGTAATCCCCGTTACATTAACAGTATAAACAGCGTCAGGAGTCGGATAGAACTTGATACGGTCAGTTCCACTTGACCTATCGTAATGCCAAAACTTCGTAGGCTCACCAGTGGAAGACCCTGTTAAATCAGTGGCTTCAAAGGAGGATATGCCCTGCATCTTGTTTGAACCGTTTATGTAAACTTCCCGAAGATTCTTTGCATTCGGAACCTGATTCGGCAACGAATAAACAGAAGTCCCATTAACAGTCGAAATGGTTCCAGTATCCTTCAAAAACCACCAATCGGTGCATAAGGTATAAATATCAAGAAACAAAACTTCACGAACCCAAGCCTTCGTCCTATCCGCATTCGTCCCAGTGGAACTAAGTGTGGTGTCATTTACCAAATAACTAATCTCATCGCAAATGGTTCCAAGGTTCATTTTAACTCCCCGTCTTCATACTTGGCTTTCTCAGACTTCTTAAAAGTACGTTTACTCAAACCATCGTAATATCGCTGACTCACAAACCCGCCCCCCATCTTCCTAACGCTTGATCCATCCCTCATATTCGCTTCAACTCTTATCCCAATATTTGAAGTTGGGTTACAGGTGCGGCAAAGCCATTCCCAACCATCTTGAAACTCTTCACCGCACCTGCATTTACCCATTTTTAGCCCTTAACCCAAACGCCGAAAGCGTCACGATATTCCGCAACACCCCAGATGGCATCGATGACAAGCTGGTCGCCCAACTTCTCAATCCGATATGCACTCTGGACACGGGGCTTCTGTTGCATCGCCAGCGCAAAACAATCACGATGGAACATGCAGTTGGAAGCCTGATCGGGAGAAGCATCAACCAAAGGAAGATTGGTGGATGTCACAACTTCAACCCCATAAACTTCCCCAATGCGACCAGTGTTGACACGATCCTGACCCACAGCGTACTGAAGCACGAACTTATCGAGTTTCAGCATATCGCCCTTGAACGCCGGACGAATCGCAAAGTGACGGTCAGATTCGGGGGCATTCGCCTCATCCAATTTCACAATCGAGCTAACGATGGTGGCATCGGTCAAAGCGGCTCCGTAATCACCAGTGATTTGGCTAAGACCAGAAATCAGCGCACCAATCGTGCTGTCGATTTTCTTGGAGATAGCGTAACCATCAGCCTGCGTGTAGATGCTCATCAAATCCTGATTCGCCTGAATCTTGGCGATATCTTCAAGGATTCGGGAGGCATAATAGTGTTGGTTCACAGTAAGCGTGAATTCACCTTCCGTCGAGGCAGACGCAACCACATCGACATTGCGCTGTTTTGCAGTCGTTGTAACTTCCGTCACCTTCGGAACATGAATCACATCACCCTTACCAGCAACAAGCGAGTCAAAACGCTTGACACGGCTGGCGAGAACGAGGTTCGCTTCCGTGAACTTCTGTACTTCATTTGCCCAAATCTCAGGAATGAATACAGCCTGAGTGAGCGTTGTTTGATTTCCCATTTTAAATCCCTACTTTCTTATTTTATTTCTCCACGGCGCATGGCTTCTTTAATCTCAGCCTCATGCTTTAGGTATTCCGAGTGGCTCATGTTCTTTAATCGTTCACGAGTCCACTTCGCTTCACCCGTTGGCTTCGGACTTGATTTAGAAGTCTCACTCGCCGCAAGATTGGTTTGATTTAGTTTCTCAACTTGTTCCTTAGCACCTTGAAGTCTGGCTTTCTCTGGGGCTGTCTGACGCAGAAGTTTCGCCTTCAAGTAATATTTCTCAGGATCGTTTCTGAGCGCATGATTAAGACCGAACTTTTGAACATCAGCGTCTAGGAGACGAGTCATATCGTCTTTTAAATCCATCCAATCACTGTATTCAATCGCATAGTCTTCGCACTTGTTTTGAAACTCAACCTTGAGTGTTTCTTCAGCAGAATGAGTAGTGGATTGAGGCTTGGAGCCGAAGTGGTTGTATAACTTCCTCGCTGTTTCATCATCCACGCCAAAATCGGTTGCAATCTTTTTGATGGGGTCTTCAGCGGATAACTTGCTCAACCTGTCTTCAGTTTCTTTTGCCTTCTTTTCGGCTTCTCGTCTGCGTTGACGCTCACTAATCAGCTCATCGAGAGGAACGTATTTCTTCTCCTTTTTAGGAGTCTCGACTTCTGCTGGTTTTTGAGCCTCAGACTTTGGTGCGTCTTTCTGCACTTCTGGCGTGGAAGTTTCGACAGCCTGTGCAACGGTTTCAGTTTTTACTTCCTCTTTAGTCTCAGTAGTCATTACTGGTTCCTTTCGTTCTTGACCTTTTTGCGGGTGGTCAGTCAACCCGAAACTCCGCATCATGCGGGATTAATTCTTAAAAAGTCCTAGAATGGTCTGGTAAACTTTGACTTCACGAGCCATTTCTTTCATTGTCTCTTCTTTGCGACCTTTAAGCATTTTGTCTATGCCACGACTAATCTGCTCATTCAAAAAACGCTCAAACGGTTTAAACTCAGCAAAGCTCCGAAGAGCCTTCATCGAAGCTTCAAACTCTCCAACAAACTTTTCAGTCTCGCTCATTGCCCAACCTGCATCATAGGGTTAGGAGCCATCCCAGCATCCGGCATCTGCGGTACTACACCACCCATCGGCCCGTTCTGAAGCATCTGCCCGTCACCCGTCATTTGACCTTGCGGTTGAAGCATCGAAAGGAATTGGATGTGAGCGTTGACATGGCTCTCAAACGCCCGATAGCTAATCTCATCCATCACTCCGCTAGTCGCCAAGTTCTTTGTGGCTCCCATGTGCGCCATGATGTGTTGCTGGTGAGCGTCAGACTTATGAGGAAACACGGCTTGCCCTAAAGCAAGTGCGGTGTTTTCCGCTTCTACCTGTTCCCCTTCCGATTCGTCGGGCGGTGATACAACGATTCCATCAGCTTCATGCTCAGGGCCAATCTCCATTCCGACATAAATCTTCTTTGCAAGAGCTGGAATGTTGAAAAACTGCGGTGCTTTGGCGGCAATGGCAAAGAAGTTTGTGAGCTTGTTGACCTTCTGAACTTTATTTTCAAAGTTAGTCGGCCCATAAGTCACGATATCAAAAGTTCCCCAGATATCTTCCGGCCTGACACGCTTAAAATAAACACCCTGCTTACCAAGAACTCTGATAACACGCTCAAAAGAAGTAAACTGCATATCGTTCTGATAGCTACGATCAAGAAACTTCTTATACATCTCCTCAATGAGGCGAATGCGGTTCTTGAGCCTGACCCCAGCCTGTTGAGCAACACCCTGAAACTCAGTCGCCGAAGTGCGGTCTTGATTTATCGGAACGCCTTGAATGGTATCGAGTGCGCCAGATGACTTTCGCATATCGTTTTTGATGGAGCTGATGACCTTGTAACCGTTGTTGGAGAAATCATTAATCGGCAAAGGAATCACAGCATTGACATCATCAGCTTTGATGCGTGGAAATTTAATTAGCTTGATATCACGCTGAACATTGGCATGAACATCTTCAATCGTTGGGTTTAAGAGCTGAAGGGTTTTATTATCAACAACCTGCCGAATCGTGGTGTTCAACTCATTCCACTTCTCTGTGATCGGCTCAATCAGTCCAATCCCATAAAGCTCGTCATCTACGGGGATGTAGGGACAGAGCAAGAACGGGCGTTCCCCATGCCAATAAGGATTTTCTTGAAACCTAACGCAAGCTGAAGGTGAGTTCTGCTTCATTAAAACAGGAGAGTTAATCTCACCAGTTCTCTGCGAATGACTGTCTTGCATTGCAATCTTGCCAGACTCGTCTAAGTCGAGAACGCAGGAAATCAAGCCCTCGAAGAAAGAATATCTATCCGCTTCTTCACCCGTCAAAACCCACTTCGGAATCCTGCCCCAATACTCAACCAACCTCCCGTCATTGAACTTTTCCAAGGCATCTAGGTTGTAATAAATTCCACTTACAAGGTCGCCCCCTTCAGTTGATTTAGTTGTCCTTTCCTTGGTTTTCAAATCATCCCAGCAAATAGGAATACGATGAATCAGTCCTTCGATGTCTTGAATGTCAGTCCCTCTGCCAACAGGAAAGAAATCATAGAGACTGACATATTCCCAATCAGTATCGGCAAACTTCGGAACCGTAACCTCAGTGGTAACAACCTTGAACTTCGGTTTTCCCTTGGCATCTAAAACAATATTTCCCAGCTCATCTTTTACATTAACTTTTTCTCTAAATTTCTTTTTTGTGGTTTTAAGCTTGTACGGAGTCTTAACAACGCAAGTCCCGTAAACAAGAAGTTGGTGTATCGACCGCTCAAACTTTGCTCTGAGTTGGATTCTCCGTAACGACTCAGCCCTGTAAGCAGACATGATCTCGGCTTGTTTGTCATCAGCATCCTCCGTTCCGGCGTATTCAAAGTTCGGGTCTTGTCCAAAGAACGCTTCAACGTAGTTGGCTTTTAAAACTTCAACTTCAATCTGCGGTTCTGGGTCAACGATATTGCAACCACCATCAGTCGGTTTTTGTTTGTCAATCAGGCGATAAATGTTATCCCACTCAAGCCACTTTTTTTCACGACCTTGATGGTCGTCATAGGCTTTGGAATATTGCTCACGAACAAACGATAAAGCTCGTTCTAACTGATCTGATGAAGTCCAAACTTTAGGAAGAAGTTTCGGTTGATTATCTTCTTTTACTTCTGTGGCTGTAGGTATCAAAACGGATTCCCCCGATTTTTATTGTGGCGTATTATATCATAATTATGAAGAAAAATCAACTCATTATAACTTTTAATCATATTGCTAGATATAAAAAAACAACCTATAAGTTATTAATATCCAGAATTTTTATTACTCGGCACAAAAGACTCAAGCTCAACAGAAGCTGAAGTCATGTGAAAGCGTTTGCGAACTTGCAAACAAATCATATCAGCAATTACCCTATCATCGTGACATCCAGATTCTGCATTGGCGTTTCCATCTTCGCCAATAACATAGGTCATGCACTCGTCTAAAAGCTCCGAGCTTCGGAAAGTCAAAGCATCTTCTCGCATCGCACGACCATAATCTGAAATCATAATTGGTTTAGTCTTGGTATCAGTCCACCATCCAATCTGCTTCGTCTTGCGGTCGGTGCGTTGGTCAACCTTGTAGCGATAGTACAACTTGGAATATTGATGCTTCATTGCGTCAAGAGTTGCTATGCCAAATGAATTAGCCTCAACTCCAATCCACGCCTTGTTGTACCAAGTTCCCAACTTGATTAATATTTCACCCATCTTATCCGGCGCAATCTGACCATTCACCTCCGCAACCTGCACCAAATTATCCATGCCACGAACCGATGCAGAGGACGGATCACCACCAACTCCCAAACCAACGTCAGCACCAATAGCATACTGCCTCCCTGATTTCGGCATATCCCAAACCTTCAAATAACCTCGCTCAAAGTCCCGAAACTGAACCGAACTTCCACTCCACTCAAGAATCCCAGTCCTTTGAGGAGCCGTACAAGTTGCGTCATGTCGTTCAATTGCTTGCGGGTCGAACACTTGGTTTCCAGCCAAAAGTTTAAAATCTCCCTTGATGCGGATATCATATTCAACTCCGAAGTACTTCTTTTTCTGGTCTTCAATCTGCTCTTTTGACAAGTAGATGTTGTCTTCAATCCCCACCCCCAATGTAAAGATTCTCTTTTGATCTCTATTCTTATAAATCTCCCGATACGTCCAAGTCATACCAATTTTCTTCCCCTTATCCTCCCAGATAGGAGTCATGGTGAGCCAAATATCTAACGGCATCCCGGCTCCAATACGAGCAATACATTCTTGATAAATTGCACGAGTTGGTTCTTCGTCAAAGTGAATCCATCTCTTAGCCGCACCACCAAACTTCTCAACCCCCGAATCACAGCTCTTAAAAGTAATCTTTGAACACTCAGACTTGGGAGTATTGGCTGGCTTATCATGCGGAATCACCCAAATAGTATCAATCACCTCACTCTTAACATGACTGATGTCTTTAATTAAACATTTTGGTAAATATTTAAGAATGGAAGCTTGCACACCTTCCTTCTGAGCGTTGTAGTCTTTGCTGACAACCCATCCCTCGTTTGGAGTTTTAATTTTCTTGTGGGGATGAAGGCCAGTGGCATACCAAACATCTTCGGCCGATCCTGACGTGGTTTTGGACGAACGGTTGGCTCCGTGAAGCAAGCGGATAGTGAATGGAATCTCTGGATTGTGCTTGTGAAAAGCAACACACTTAGGGAGTGGATTGTAGAAATAAATGCCATTCTCTTTTCTGAATCGCTCAAGCTTCGGAAACCAATCAAGCGACTGCTCAATGGCCTCCCTATACCTCGGATTCTTCATCAAC